CAACTGTTGTTTGATCTTTGCAGCTTCTTTATCAGTCACGAAGTTCACAATCGTGGACATTTGACGAGCAAACTCACATCCCTCTTTGACATCAGCGAACGAAGTCTGATTGTGCAGAATGTATGCACTCGGTTTCACGAACTTTACGGTCTCGGTATCATTCCAGATCGAACGGTCAGGAAATGCAACCGCATCACGAAGATCGCTCTTCGCATAATAACAAGTGTGAGGGGCGATGATAATCTTTTGAGAAACAATCTCGGGAAACTGATAGGTAATGGTGTTAGGCTGATACTCATTCGATCCACCAAACCCGATGAAGTCACCCTGATAAATGGTGTTCAGACGAGGAAGATAATCGAAACACGAATGAAGAATCTCTGCAACTTCACCCTGATAGAATGAATCAATCTCATCGTGAGAATGAGCAATCCGAATCTTCTTCTTGTTGAATACAGCTTTGGTTCCCACAAAGAACTGATCACAAGCCGGATCAATTCCCCACACGATCGCAGGAGCTCCGTCGATCTTGAGTGACAAATTACCTTCAGCCACGAACCAATCGAGAACCGAAAGATCACCAGTCAGGATAGAATCTTCGGGGTGTTCGATGTGTTTGTTTTGCATTGTTTTCTCTTGATGTTTTTAAGCTATCACAGGGCCCTGCAGGAATCAAGGCCCCTTGTGACACTTATTCAACTGTCACACTCTCCACGATTTCTTTAAGCTGATCCTCCTCATAAAAGAATTGCATTTCTTTCATCAATTCACTCTCATTCATACCATCCAAGTTGTCACAAATGGTGTCGATTGCAAAAGAACAAAGATCACGAACATCCATACCATCAACAACATCGGTGGCATAAACTTCAATCAGTTTGCGAAGCTGGTCAGAGGAGAGAGTCATTTTACTGTTAGGATTCGGAAGAGCAATCATCGGAGAATGTGTCGATAATCAAGAGATTTAATGCACCAACCTGATGCACAACTAATCTCTTCAATCAGATCCTCTTCGTTATCAGCATCCCAGATGGTGCCGATGTAACGAGAGGGCAACATTTCTTCAGTTTCAAGTTGATCTTGTTCAGTCCAATCATCATCATCGAGTGAACAATCAAACTCAATTTCGGTTACTTGGAATTGCATTTTCAGACGAAAGTAGCAACAGTGGGGAGACTGGTTACGAGCACAGAATCTTGACGGAATTGAGTTTTGTAGGATTCAGCAATCTCTTCACAAGCCATTGCTGCTCCATTGTCTGCATCATCGTGGAGGACGGTGAGAACGAACGTGCGTTCAGGTTGACCCTTCCAATACCCTTTCGCTTCTGTGAGCGTGAAACCATCCAGACGGCTTGCGATTTCATTGTTAACGAAGTTGGAGAACATCGTGTCACTAACTGTACCCGCATCGGGAATGTTAGCACCCATAAAGATCGAAGTGGTGATCATTTGTTTCTGATCTCAACATAGCCAGAATACACGATTCTGGGGTCAGTGGAAGGGGGCCTGTGACAGTTTGTGGGCTGTCACAGGGTTTCATTACACAAACTCCATCAAATAGTAATCTACAGTGATCTCAAGTTCTGCAGCTCGTTGTTCTGCAGTTTCCATCAGTTCTTCGTGTTCAATGAACAGATCCATCGTTTCTTCAGACATAATCAGAGGGTGAAAGTTTTCTCGGTAAGAACATCAAACTCATCAGTCATCTTTACATAATTCCACTCATTGAAATCTTCACCTTCTTGATAACAATGAATGAAACCTTCCGAATCCTGTTTTACATAACAACCATCATAGTTCTCATCATCATAAACATAACCAGATGCAATCAGACCTTCAACGAATCCCATTTGAGTTGTGTTCATTTGTTTGACTCTTATAGTATTGCAGAGAACAAGAGAAACCACAAGGGGGTGTGTGACACTTCAACAAGTGTCACACGGGGCTTGACAAAGCAAACGAATTGAACTAGAACGAGTTACAAATAGATGTGTGTGTTTGCTACATCACCACACATCATTTGACAGGTCTTCGATGTGAACGTCCAGGTGTTCTTGGCCCTCAATTTCGAATAACTTATTCCAGTCAATGTTGTAGGGATCGAAGTCATCAAATACATCGAACTCAAGGGTAACACGAAACTTTTGTTTCTGAGCGTGAGCGTACATCGTAGAATCTCGTGGGTGGTTTGGAACGGATCTATTCTAACGAATCTCGCAACGTCTGTCAAGCGTTCAAGATTATTTAGAATCTCGTAGCGGTTTAAGAACCAAATCCTTTGGATTGTTGTTTCTTATTCAACACTTCAATGTGGCTTAAGAAGTAACCACTCTGTTGAAACCAGATCAGCTGGGCATCTTCATAGTTATCAACGATAACTTCTTTTCCATCAGAATAAACAATCTTATAATCGTGACGATCATAAGGCTTCTCGCAGTGTAGCTTGAATGATTGTGTCATTTGCAGTGAAGAAAATAGAAGTAACGTGCTGCATTGGTAGGGCCATACTGTATCACATCACAACCCTCATAAGTATCAACAACCACAAACTTTCTGTCTATTAGAGTTGGTTGCATTTCTAACCAATTCCCAGCAAAGTTGATACCAAATGCAAGCAACGCGAAACCAGTAAAAATTAGAATAGCATTTTTCATCATTCATCATCCCAAGGTGCTTTGCGGTTCATCAGTTCTTTAATTCTTTCCACCACAGCAGGGTCTTGTGGTTCATTGATTCGTCGCACAAGTTCATCATATGCTTCTGCGGATACAATAATCCTTTCTGGTTCTTGTCTCAATCTCAATTTGCGTTCTTTTGAAGGAATGTGTCCATAGAAAATATCATCATAAGGATAGATGTAATCATCATACCATCCAGAAGAAAGTGCTTCCCAGAACTCACGATAGTCACTAGAGACATAACAATCCCAAGCGTACCAAAAATCGTGAAACCCATCAAGAAAAAGTTCCCATTTTGTTGGTTCTTCAAATCTCACGGCGTTTCATCACCAACACTCATTTTATCAATAGAAAAACCACCAGGAACATTATGTGGTTTCATATAGAAAATGATTTTATCACCACGAGCAAGTTGTTCTTCAATTCCTTCCATAGTAGCATACATTCCCTTTCTCACAGGTTGTGGAAGAGAATTGAGTGCGTCTTCAATTGTTTGTCTTTGTTCTTGTGTTAGTTGGGTCATAGCGTTTCATCGCTCCAGTAGTATCTCAGTTTATCACCATCAGCGTGAATATTCAAGTGGTAAATCTTTTTGTCTTGTGTGTAAATGCCCACCCACAAACTCCGTTCGTTCATACTTTCCAGGTGAAACATTTCCACCTCTTCCAGCACGATTTCGTCTGGATTTTCAGTTCTACTCATCTCTCAAACTATCCAATACTTGAAGAATAAAAGCAATCGAGTTAGCATACTCTCGTCCATCTTGCCCACCCATCACAATGTAAGCAATCTCCTTTTCGGCAAGTTCAATTCTCTCATTTCTGGTGAGTTCTTTGAGTTCAGGACGATACCAATTACCATCAACATCTTGTTTGAAACCAGCATTCAGTTTCTCACGACGTTCGGCTTCCTCAAACATTTCATCGGGGTATGGTTCTTGGTTTCTCATCAGTTCTTCTAGATAAAATCCATCAGGAATGTGCCCGTATTCTTCAGTCATTGGTATTCACTCTCATCAAATGTAAAGTATTCGTAGATTGAAGACATTACAGCATCTTCGATGTTCTCAATAATAGCACCTTCAGTAGGATTCTCTACATGTTTGTGTGCCCGTGAATAACCACGACGCACACCTTCTTCAATTGCTTGTTCTAAAATAACTCGGAACTTAGGTTTCATAGTACCTCCCAATGTGCGTCAGATTTGTCACCGAAACGATTAGCACCAGTTCGTGTGCTTACCCAGAAAAAGTATTTGCGGTTTTCAGAAGCAAGGAACAATTCACCACCAGTATCTTGTTCTACAATACAGACAGGATTGCCTTCCATTGTGTTAACAAGACGGTTCTTGGCTTTGCTGCTTTTGGGTTTTACGGTTACTCTTCTCATTTTGAATCTCAAGTTTCAATTTGCGAATACCAGTAATAAAGTAAGCAAAGTCACGGGCCTCAGTGATACGTTTGGTTTCTCCACATACATTACACTTTCCTTCATAAATTGAGGAACAACCTACAGAATACACACCATACTTGTCTCCACAATCAAAACAAGTATTATAGGCAGTCTCAAGTGTTTTGAGTAATGATTTCTTCTCTTTGAGAGTCATAGGTCTGTTTCAATATGGCCATTATACATCTTCAGAACCACAATCATCCTCAGAGTGGTCAGTTTCTAAAGTGTCTTTCACTCTTTCCATCACTTCATCCATAGAGTATGTTCTTACTTTACCAGTATCAACATCCTCTACCATTTGCATCAAATACTCAAGAAACTCTTTGGGATATGTTTCATCCAGGTTGATACAACACCAGAACCATTGATAACATTCTTCATAAGGATCATCATCTTTCAGTAGAGCATAGTTCGCATAGTTTCCACTGATGAGGTCTCTCCACATCTTGAAGTTGTTCCAGATCTCTCTCCAACCAGTCTGGAAACAATGCCCGAAATAATACTCAAACCAGTTCAGTTTCTTCGCCATCTACCTTGTCCAAATAATCCCAGTTCCAAGTTCTCGAAAACACATCAATATCAAACCCGAACTTATAAGCCCAAAACAGAATACCCAGAACAGTTCCACTACCTGAAGTGATCTGAAGATAAGGATAAGATGGTTCATCATTCCAACTTACAGAGACTTGAAGCAAACTTTTACGTTTGATATTTAGAATCTGGACATATACTTCGTGCCCAAAGTCATAACGATGTTTGAATTGAATCAGGTTCATTGATCAGTCCCAAGATACGTTTTGAAGGAGAACACCAGGCATCACATAAGTCCACCCTGCTCCACCAACTTTATAATCCCACTTGTATTCATATTTATTATGAGAATCCCAAGTAACATAGCCTTGAGTTTTATCAAATCGACCTTTGATTGTCAGTTTCCACTTATTGGAGAAAATGTTACGAGTACGAAGAGCACCACCAGTCTCACGAGTTTCTACAACTTTGCAGGTATCTTCATAGGTTTGAAGACCAGTCTCCAAGATACACGGAGTTTCATACACAAATGGTTTGTATGTTTTAGGTGGTTTGGGTGTGGTTTGTGCAAATGCAGGTGAAGTCATCAACACTACAGCCAAAAGAAGTTTATTGATCATAATTTTCCTCAAAGTCAAACCATTCATACAGAGAGTTCATTGCACCCTCAACGACACAATCAACCACAGCATCTTGATGTGGATTCTCTACGTGTTTATGGGCCCTATTATAACCGAAACGCACTCCTTCTTCAAGGGCCATTTCTAATACTTTACGAAAATTAGGTTTCATCACATTCAGTTTTTTTCACTAGATCAGGATGTGGAGCGTATAATGGGCCTTCATAATTACCAGCAAACTCTTTCTCTTCTCTGGGTCTCATTACACGAAAATAGTATGTCATAATTGATGACACACCGGTTATCATACCAAGATAAATCAGAATGGCAACAGTTAGACTCATTTTGGCCCCTTAGGTGGATAACCTCCATAATACTTGACATTTTGTTGTAAGTCTCTTAACTTCTGCCCTGGTGTTCTTGTATCAATAAAGGATTGATCTGGAGCATTTGGTAGACGTACTTGCCCTGGTGTTACTTGTGAGGTCTTATAACGATCACCGATTTCTGGATTGAATGGCAACAAATCTGCTTCGATTTTGATTTCTTTTTGTTTCTCTTTTGTTGAACGAAGATCAAGCCCAACACCTTGTAACTTAGGAGCAGTCATTTGCTCTGGAACATAAGAATCAGCCAATCCCACACCACGATCAGTACGATAGCCAGATCCAGGAGTGAATGTTCTTCCAGTAATTTTTGATGGAGTTTTATTTCCTAATCGTACTTTTTCATCAGCAGGCAGATTGCGAACAAGATTTGAGTATGATGTTGTTGGTTTAGGTGCAGCTTTTGGTGCAGCAGCTTGAATTGAACGCAGAACATTTGCACCAATTTGACCCACATTTGATCGAGAAGGCAACAGATTGGTCTTTCTAAATTGTCTAGAAGCATCCATCGTCTGTTGAAACTGTTTTAGATTCTCAATGCCTGGAATCTTGTCTGCAGTCTTTTGCACATCTCCAATCGCAGTCTGCATATTCTTCATAAATGTGTTGAAGTTTGTTGCTTTCGCAAGTGCAGATGGAGTGTATTGACCTCTAGACTTTGTTGTTCCACCAACAACCATTGGTCTCTTTGTGGTAGGATCAGTAACTTGAACCTCAGCACCTTTAGGGCTAAGAACTGTATGAGTAACGTGTGATCCTTTACCTTGTTGACCAGGGCCTAACATAAACTCAGTTGGTTTCAGCCCACGGTTCATTTGTTTTTCAAGTTGTCTGCGATTAAATGTTTCCGCCTCAGCAAAAAACTCCTTACAACTTTTCATTTATTGTTTTAACTTTTCTATTATTTAGAAACAGTGTTCTGAAACTCACGTCTCTTCACATATTCTAATTCATCCCACTGATTTCTAAAGCAGAGAACCAAGAGCCGTTCATTACGATGCAGTGAACAGGCTCGATAGTTTTCATTATTTTTGGGTCTTACAGATACTTCGATTGTGATGTATTCCGTATCTTTGAAATACACCCAACCTTCTACATCTTTTGACCACTTAACATAATCATCAACTTGTGGTTCATATGTCATTGAATCTGTTCGGAAATGTTTTCAATAAAGATCCACTCATCAGGCTCTTCCGAATCGACAACAAACTCGGTAAAGAGAGAATGAGAATCATCGAACTGTTCTTGTTCCACAAGATACTCCATCCGTTCGATGTAGAAGTCCTCAATGTGTTCGATACACTGATAGTGCATATTCTCTTTATCAATCATCGAAAGCTGACTCCAACGGGGTTTGTTTGATCGGCATTGCAGTATAGTTGCGAGTGGATGAGATGTCAACCACTTTACCAACTTTCTTCGCATTTACAGGGCTATGATAGTTGTCTGTCTTGGGGTTGTAGAATCCCCAGACGGTGTAGACTTGTTGACCATTGTTATAGTCATATGTGCGATGATGATGCAAACTAATGCGAAGATGCTTGGCATCAAACTTTTCCACAACATAACTATAACCTTCAGGTGGTGAATGAGGAAATGACTTCGGAAGTTTCATCGGATGCAAGTTGATAGACTTGAGCTTTGTTGACAGATTCCATAATGTTGGAATCGTATTTACTCACGTATTCATCTCTCCAATCACGGAGAAGATCGTGACACTCGATGTAATTGGATGCGATCACATTGATCACACCACCATACTCCGACGTGGGAAATGGAACCCAGTAGTCAACAACGTAGAGATACTTCATCAATTTTGTCTCAACAAATACAGTATAGGTCAAAAAGACGGAACCACGTCGTTCCGCAGCCCAGTTTGAGAACTGTCCATCTGTTCCCAAACACTGTAGAGTTTGTTATACAGTGCCGGCACACTTCCATACTCTTTGGCAATACGATTCTCAGAAGAAAGATCAAGAAGTTGAAGTGCAGAAAGCAAAACACCAATTTCGTGAACGTTGAGATTCATAGTCGTTTCGGTCATTGAATGGGAAATGAACTTGTTTGTATTCTAGAACAAAAGGGTGCCGTTGTCAAACAGCAAGAGCACCCGAAGGAATGTCAACCGTCTTCACCACATCAGGAAAACGATGATCGTTAGTGTAACAAACCCATTCACCTTCTTTGGTGAAGATGTAAGAGTATTCTTCACTATTGGAAAGATACTCATTCAGGTTGGAATCGAGACGAGGAGAAGCATCACGATCACCACGGGCAGAGTAGTATTGGGGGCCATAAACACCCTTCACACCACTATCATCCCAACGTTCATCAGTCCAGGCACAAGACATATCACCACCATCAATCAGCTCTTCAGCAAGAGACCTGGCGTTGTAATGAGTAGTCAGAATACGACCAAGCCATTCGGGATAACCATCCCAATGATGGTAGGCAGAGAGCACAGAACCATCAGAAAGTTCGAGACCAATGCGAGAACGAGTAGCCATTGCAGGAAAAGCGGAGAGTTTAATGCAGGAAATGTGGAATCAGACTTGTTGAAACTGACCGTTCTTGAAGGTAACAAACTCAGGATTCGTCACATAACGACGAACTTCAGGAGACCAAACGAAGGGGCTGGGAGCAGCATCAGGCAGGTTACGAATTGCATTAGCAGCCTGTGCAGTCAGTTCTTCGATGGTATAACGAGCAGGGCGAACACCGTACATAGTAAAAAGAATCAAGTGAACGTGGTTTCCTCAACCACTCCGTTAGTATAGGGCATCCTCCTGGTCACTTGGAGGGGGCTTGTGACACTTTCTTGGCTGGTACAGTCAGTTTCTCCATTATGATCTGTTTTGGCAGAAAGTTCCAACAATAGTAACTGGAACTGAACGTAATCTTATTGTTATCTCTACCATCAGGATGTGTGAACTTCATTCTCTTATCAAACATCAACAGTTGAAGATCCTTATCCTTGAATAATTGTTTGGGAGCACTATCATTCAACCAAGTATTGGACATAATCAGTGCAAATGGCTTCTCAAATGATAACGCTCTCTCGAAGAACTTACGTTTGTTTGTGAATGGTGGATTGGACACAATCACATCCCATTCAAAGTTTGGATCATACGTTAAAAAGTCTTGCCCAGTTGAAATGTGTGTTGAAATGACTAAGTTTTGTTTGCCAATTTGTTTAACAAACTCACTCTCTTTGGTATCAAATGGGCACCAAACTTTAGCATCTTTAGGAATATATTTTAGAATAGGCGTAACACCATAATCTGGAGTATAACATTCATCATTATTACCTGATGAATACATCAGTTTTCCACTATCAAGTTTTTTAACCATTATCGAACAGGCCCGTCTCCTTTGCCTAATAAACTTCTAACCATCAATTCTGTGAACTTCTCCATCTTTTCGGGGGATACCGTATGTGGTTGATATGTAATCGCTTCTTTGAGTGCAAGCAACTCGTGCCATTCCTCTTTTGATAAGAGTTCTGTTCCCGTTTTAGAAAGAGTCATACTGTTTCCCTCTGTGTTCTAATCATAACACTTGGATGCACTACTATCTAGAAACTTAATGTTTTCTTCGGGATCACACAACATTACTTAATAAAATTATCGAGAGCATCAAGATCAGATTTTAATTCTTTTTCCTTTTTCTGATCGTGATAGTATGACCAGAGAGCATTGTGAACGTCCATCAGTTCAGTCACCCAGAAACCAGAAGGATAGACACCCAGAGCATCTTGAAGCCCACGATGACTGGTTCCTTCACTCTCTGCTTTACACATAAGGTAACAGATTGCTTGGAGCATATCAAGTTTATCTGATTCAGAAAGCATAAAATACTTTCCTACTGCACGTTCTAGACTTTCTTGATGGGACTTTTGCAACTCTTTGAAAGCATCAGAGTTCCACCAATCTTGAAACGAACTTACTGGTTCTTCAGAAGGTTGTGGTAATACCATACGTCAGGATTCTCCAAATCTTTACAACGGGGATAATAGATACCGTCTTTATAACAACCATCTTTTGGATCTTGTTTATCATATTTTACCACAACATCAGGAGGTTGTCTAAAATTACAGAGTTCTCCTTGTTTTGTCATAAAATTATCAAAACACAACCCAGCAACAAACGGAGCAAGAAGTTGTAGAGTGTACATTACTAAAACCTATATCTTTCAATGTGTTTTTGCAAAAGATAAGAACCATCACCCTGATTCACCCAGTCAACAAAATCACCTTCTTTTAGGTTTGCTGCTTCCAGAAGATCATCAGGCAAGGACACAAAGTATTCACCACTAATATCATCAGATTCAACAGAAAGTTGCCACTTTACAACTTTATCTTTTTTGACTTCAGGTGTCCATTCATATCCACCATCTTGACGGATTTTTTCAATTTCATTAGAGTATTGAACCTCATACTTTTTATCTTGAATTGTATCTCCGATCACCAACGGTTCGTCATCAGGAACATCTGGGTACATAGATTCCAAGTATTCTTGTTCGGCTTTCTCTACAAGAGTATCTGCAACAGGGCGATGACCACTCAACAGTTCAAGCAATCCAGTTGCACGACTCAAACAATCCTTATGATAGTAATACTCTTCACGAACTGCTTCACGAATCGCAGAATAGATTTCGTGAGGTGATGCATCACTATTCAT